TACGTGTAGAATGGGTAGCAGATCAATGCTACATATACCGCAAGGATACCAATGAGTTTATGGCACAGGGCATGGACATTACCCAAGCGATCAATGCCATTGACTCCCGTGTTCATCAAGGTGCATTTGTAGTGCCCAAAGAAATGGCTACAAAACCACAAGAAAATCAACCATAATGCTAGCACTAGCAGACTAGGCCTGCTATAATAGTAACACTGCGCAACGCAGATAAACATAAAAAAAGGAAAAATCATGTTTAACACAGAAACAAAGACATACAAACTTTTCACTGCTCTACACAAGGGCGAGAAAGTAACTCCAGCTCAGGCAACCAAGCGTTTTGGCATTAAAAATATGTCAGCAGAAGTTAGCCGTATCCGTCAAGCAGGCTATGCCGTTTATGCAAACAAGCGCACAGCAGGCAACGGTGTTGCAGTAACTGAGTATGTTATTGGCAAGCCAAGTCGTAAGATTGTAGCCGCTGGTTACAAGGCTCTTGCTATGGGCCTAGTCTAACTAGCAACCCTTAGAGTACCCACTCTATAAACATAAGCCCCTTAATTGGGGCTTTCTTATGACTGAGTACAAAGGCCCCGCTGTTAAAATACACGTAGTTGATCTGGATACTTTAACAGTAACCAAGTGAGTGCGGGACAAGCTTCTGTTTCAATGCGCCAAATCCAATAGGATTCATCTGCATGTATATACGCACCAGTGTGCATGAGTAGACCGTTATCTTGACAATAACGATAAATTATATCAATTTCACTGCTATTACTGGCACAGGTTACACATACACGCATAGTAATATATTTAACAGTATATACGCAATATACAGCTAAAGGCCCCGCTGCGGCATTCTCCCTATATACACATGCAAGCGTATATACACTAAAGGCCCCGCTGCGAAGGATCTAGAAAGAATCAAGGAGTTGCCAGAAGTCCTGTAGTGCGCGAAGCGCACACGCAGACGCTGAAAGAATTTTGAATCTAGAAGAGCTCGCGCTAGAATGGTCTAGAACAGTGGTTAGAATGGTGAAAACTTTGGTTGAGAATGGTGAAAAGTATTTGAGCATAGCCTCTCCCTCCCACCCTGACCACCGTTTGCGGCACCATTAGACCGTGGCCCCAAGGCCTTCTATTGGCTCTTTATCACGAATCCGTTGCACTTTATTGCACTTTGTCACACTTTTTCACACAATTCTAAGTTTGAGCCTTGCTTGTAGAAGCGTATACGCATGGGGCTAGCATCTAGATTGCACTTTTCCACATTCTAGATGGACGGTTCTAGACTGTATTAACTCTTGTATATACAGTATCAGACCGGAACTCCATATAGATCACTGTGAGTGTATATGACTGCGTATACGCATAGAGTCTCTACTAGTGTATATACAGTGATATCATTCATTAGTATTACTAGAATTATCATGTGCATGTATATACAGTAATGAGCCGAGGATATTCGATTATGTTTATGTGAATATAGGGCCGGGGACAGTTCAAAAATTGTATATATAGAGGCGGGATTAATACTTCTGTTTACAATTTTTTCTATGTGTATAAGTCTGTTAGTAACCTGTGGATAACCTAGTTGTGGATAACTTGTGGGAATCCTGTGGATAACTTTGCAAAATCTGCAGCGAAAAGTTATCCACATGTTATCCACAGGCCCAGTTAGCGCCAACTAACTTAGGTCTTACGCCCGCAGTCGCCGTCCACCCCCACCTTGTTCGAACATGTCATTATTATAGTGCCTTTTGGCAGAGTTGTCAACTACCCTACGGTCTGTGTGTGTTCTTTTAGCCACAGTTGACAGTTTGAGCTATCTGCGCTATAATTACGCTATAAACAAAAAAGGAAAAGATGTACGCAATTATTAACGTTAATACTAAAACTATTAACTATTATACAACCGAAAATGCCGCTTCAGAAGCGTGTCGCGCTTATAATGTATTACCGGGCCATAAAGTTTATATTATAGACTTTACA